TTTAAATGCGATATCACCAACTACGTCATCGGCATTTATACTTGGACAAGTTTCACAATCTATAGAACCTATATGGTCTAACTGTTATGTTAAGGACGTCGCTAAAATGAAAGTAACAATCAAGAATCCAATCTTACTTGAATTACTAAAAGAGTTAGGTAAAGACAATAGAGAAACTTGGGATAGTATAAAGAAAAATGATGGGTCCGTACAGCACCTTGATTTTTTGACAGATGAACAAAAAAATATTTTTAGAACATTTGCGGAAATAAATCAAGCGTCAATCATTAACCAAGCGGCGATTAGACAAGATTATATAGACCAATCACAGTCACTAAATCTTATGATATCTCCTGATATGCCAACTAGAGATGTGAACAAATTACTTATAGATGCATGGAAATTAGGGGTAAAGACTCTATACTATCAACACTCTATGAATTCAGCACAAGCATTCGCAAGAAAAAAGTTGAATTTAAATGACTTACAGTGTGTCGCCTGTGAAGGATAATAATAAAAAAACCCGTTAGTAACGGGTTTTTTTATAAAATTATTATATGTAGTATTTATTAGTATGGCTATAAATAAAACATATGGTATCGCGTTTCCTTTTACCGAGAGTAAAAAAGGACATTATTTAATGATGACTGAAACGCCTGATGATGAAGTCAGAGCGGATCTTTTACATTTAATTTTTACTAGGAAAGGAAGTAGATATTATTTACCTGATTTTGGAACTAGAATATACGATTTCATATTCGAACCTATGGATGGACCCACCTTTGATAATATAAAGGCAGAAATTAAAGACTCAGTCGAAAAATACATCCCAAACCTTGAGATAAATGAAATAACTATTGAACCGTATAATAGAGAAGACTCAAGTAGTGTGGGTGAACTTGTTGTACAGGATGAAAGTAGGGAATATGAGATGTTTGATATTTATAGAACAGCAGGACAAGGGGTCGATGAGTATACGGCTAAGATAAAGATAGACTTTACAATAAAAAACGATACATTTGGTAGTAGAGACTTTGTGATAATTAATATATAACATGGCTAATAGAAAAATTTCATATACCGAAAGAGACTTTGAAGGTCTAAGACAGGAACTAATTAACTATACTAAACAATATTATCCTGACTTAATTGATAATTTCAATGATGCTTCATTGTACTCAGTTATCATGGATTTAAACGCGGCTATAGGGGACAACCTACATTATCATACAGATAGAAGCATTCAAGAGACAGTCCTATTATACGCGCAACAAAAGTCTTCAATATATAATATAGCAAGAACATATGGTTTAAAGATACCAGGAAATAGAGCTTCAGTGGCTATTGTTGATTTTTCTATAGTTGTTCCTGCATATGGTGATGCCGAGGATAGTAGATATTTAGGAGTTATACGTGCGGGTTCTCAGTTTAATGGGGCTGGTCAGATATTTGAAACTGTTGAGGACATCGACTTCTCTACACAGTACAACAGTAAAGGAGTCCCAAATAGAACTAAAATACCTAATTTTGACGACAATAATAGAGTAGTTAACTACACAATGACAAAAAGGGAAGTTGTTGTAAACGGACAGACAAAAGTATTTAAAAGAGTTATAAACGCTAATGATGTTGTACCTTTCTATGAAATGTTTTTACCCGAAAAAAACGTATTAAGTATTACAAATATAATACAAAAAGAAGGGACTACCTACGCTTCTACACCAACATACGAAGAGTTTTTAAACAGTGATAGTAAGTGGTATGAGGTTGATTCGTTGGCCGAAAATAGAATTTTTGTTGAGGACCCATCAAAACCATCTGATAGACCAGGTATAAAAGTTGGTAAGTATATAGAGACTGATAATAGATTTATTTCTGAATATACACCTGAAGGTTATTGTAGAATTTTATTTGGTGGAGCCACAACAACAGCGGATGACCAACTAACACAGTTTTCAAAAAACGGATTAAATTTAACATTAGAAGATTATCAAAATAATATTGGGTTAGGTAAGACGGTTAGTCCAAACACTACACTTTTTATACAATATAGAGTTGGTGGAGGAAAACAATCAAATGTGGGTATAAATACCATAACTCAAAAATCTAATGTTTCTTTTAATGTAAACGGACCTATCGGAGCAGTTAATGAATCTGTAAAAAAGAGTTTAACATGTAATAATGTTAGCGCGGCAATTGGAGGTGGGGATTTACCCACAACTGAAGAAGTTAGAAACATGGTAACGTTTAATTTTGCGGCACAAAAAAGAGCGGTAACTGTTAACGATTATAACTCACTTTTAAAAACAATGCCAAGTAAATATGGAGCACCTGCAAAGGCGGCAATAGTGGAAGAAGACAATAAGATTAAAATTAAGATACTATCATATGATACTAATAACAAACTAACCAGCACCGTATCAAACACTATAAAAGAAAATATTGCAAATTATTTATCAAATTATAGAATGATAAATGATTATATATCTGTATCTAATGCTGAGGTAGTTGATTTAGAATTTGAGTTTTCAATTGTTGTCGAGTCAAATGAAAATCAGGGTAAAATAATTACAAGTATTGTTAATAGTGTAGATTCTTATATGTCACCATTAACAAATGATTTAGGTAAAAATGTAAATATTTCTGATATACGAAGAATTGTACAAGGAGTTAGTGGAGTAGTTAATGTTGCGGATTTAAAAGTTTTTAATAAAGTAGGTGGTCAATATTCATCATTTGAAACATCACAAGGTTATTCTGATCCTGAAAACAAACAAATAGGATTAATAGACGATACGATATTTGCACAACCAGGTCAAATATATCAAATAAGATATCCTGAAAAAGATATAAAAGTAAGGGTAAAACAACAAAGAGACGTAGATTTCTCGTAAGTAAAGTATTATATACTTTTAGATAAAAGATTTTAAAATTAAGATAGATAACTATTTATCTTAAAATTACCGCACATGCCTAAATCTTACAGATTCAGAACCGAAATAGGAGTAGACCGAGAAGTTAGACTTAATATAGAACAGGATTTTGACCAGCTTGAAATCTTATCATTAAAATTAAGGCAAGAAGATATATATAGTCGGTTTTGTGCGGATTATGGAGTTGTTGCGGGTAGAGTTGTTGCTAATGGTGGATTTGGTATTCCTAATGTTAGTGTTTCTATATTTATTCCTTTAGACGATATAGACGAAGATGACCCGGTTATATCAGCGCTTTATCCCTATAAAAGACCTAACGATAAGAATGAAGACGGGTATAGGTATAATCTATTACCATATGTACAAGAAAATTCAGGACACTCACCGACAGGAACATTCCCTACAAGAAGTGATATATTAACAAGAAAGGAAGTATTAGAAATTTATGATAAGTATTACAAATTTACCGTAAGAACAAATCAGTCAGGTGACTTTATGATAGTTGGAGTTCCTTTAGGTGAACAAAAACTTGTTATGGATTTAGACTTATCTAATATTGGTAAATTTTCACTTAGACCCGATGATTTAATTAGAATGGGTCTTGGGGTACCACAACAGTTTAATGGTAATAGATACAAAGCCTCTGAAAACTTGGATTCATTACCTCAAATAATAAATCAAGTTTATGATATTACAGTATCGTCTTTTTGGGGTGAAGAAGAATTATGTGATGTAGGGATTACTAGAATTGATATGGACCTAAGAGATTTTGGTATAGAGATACAACCTAGATGTATTTTCATGGGTTCATTATTTTCGTCTAGTGATGATGATTATATAAAAGGTAATTGTAAACCTAAAAATGATGTTGGTAAATTATGTGATGTAACCACAGGTCCAGGACAAATACTCGCAATAAGACACGGTTTTGGTAATGATGAAAACGGACTACCAGTCCTAGAAGAGTACAAATTAGACGACTCTGGTTATGTGGTTGATGAAAATGGAGTTTGGATTACAGAACTACCGATGAATCTAAGATACATAACGACAAATGAGTTTGGGGAAGAAATTGAATCAATAGATGAAGGCATAGGGATACCTACAGAGGCTAAGTATAGATTTAAGGTTAAGTGGATGGCGGAGGACGGATTACTTAATGAAATACAAAGAGCCAACTATCTTATACCTAATATAAAAGAACACGGATGGGACGGACCGTTTACAATTAATAGACCCACAGATGACGAATTAAATAAATCTTATGCATTTTCATTGAGTTGGGATGATTATTATGATGTTCCTGCTGCGGTAAAATGTGAGGACACATTCTATCACTTTTATTATAATAAAGTTTATACTGTGGCATCACATATAGACAGATTTAAATGGGGATGGGGAAGACAAAAACATTACGGAATAAAAGAAATCAATGACAAAAAATGTCAGGGAGAAGTAAACAAGTTTCCTGTTAATGACGCACAAAGAAATGGTAAATTACTAATATTTTTATTTAATCTTATAATTTCTTTGTATATACCACAAGTAATACAAACTATAATAAACTTACATATACTTGCGGTCTTATGGGAAATATTTAAAATATTTGTAAATATTTTTAGAATTTTTATAAACTTTATTTATTCTACCCTATGTGTGGTAGTTGTGTTAATTGCTAATATTGTTACGCTTGGGTTTTCAAGACTTAAATTCAGCGATTGTTTCGAACCACTAATACCAAAAATAACAGGTAACCCGTTTAAGAATATTTCAATACCTATGCTTACATATCCTGATTGCGATTTATGTCGATGTAGGATGGACGGGGTAGACCCTACTGATTCAGAATCCGTACAAGAGTGGTTAGAAGCTTTAGATAGTTTTCCTGCGTCGACCGCTCTTTTTGAAGTTGCTGATGGTATGACATATAACCATGATTTATGTTATTACAAAACTGATGGTGATATTAACGAACCTACAGCTGACATGGAAGAGATGAAGCAAGAAAAACTAAGAACACAGGCTCAGTTAGTTGCTTCGGGATATGATAAAAGAACTGATAAGTATTATGAGACTTTGTTTAAAGGAAATAATGATGAAGGTGATTGGTATAAATCACCAGTGTACCCAATATATAACAATAATCCTAAAGCCAAAATAGATAAATGGAAGCTGAATACAAACCCAACTTGGGCACAAGCACTTAATTTAATGAATAGAAGAGGTACTTATTTCTTTAATAGTAATTTATATAGTGACCCACTATTTAAAGCCTCAACTGCGATAAAAATAGAATATGTTAATGACCAATTAGGTCCATCAAATAGTGACCCTGTATACGATAAGGCATTTATTATATTAAGTAAAAGTAGGTTAGAACAGGGTCAGTTAATAACATTTAATGACATTGAAAAAGTAAACGATTGGAACATTGGTAAAACAGGACATACTATACATAATGAAACACAGTATCAAACCGTACAAATATCTGGTATTGACCCCGAAGGTAACAACTACACTTCAAATGTTCAAATTTATAATCCAACAAGTGGAGCTACATATCTTCATACGGCTGGAGTTGAATACTTCCAAGTGATAACATCAAAAACATTGAATGATATGTATGGTAACATACAATGGAATGGTGTTTATGGTAGTGTTATTAGAGATGTTATACATGGGTGGAGAGTTAGATGGGGATGTAGTGACACTCAATCTGAAATGGCTGAGTACGACAGACAGATAAAAGACACTATGACAGATTTTAGCCAAAGGTTTTTTGTAACAATAATGGTTAGAGGAGTAGACCCAAGAGGAACTAGACAAAAAATAAAATACGATTTAAGTAGACTATTTGGTCATGGTGTTGATAATAGTTTTGGTAATAATGGTGGATTATCTGCCGAGTTTACTAATAGTGTAACGGTAACAGGTGACTTCTACATGAACGTTCCAATACAACCAAATACTGGTGGGACTAATAATAGTGTATGGAGATACAATAATATGACTCCTGCACCACACTATCGTTATATGGATGATAACGAATTAAACTTCACTAACGCTAATAACAATAATTTGACTTCTGCGTCAGGAAGTAATTTCCCGTCGATGAGTACGCCAAATTTATTTAACTCTAGTTTTATGTTTTATTTTGATGAAACAACAAATTGGGGAACATTCTATTCACAAGCACCTACTAAATATGTGTCTTTAGATAAGTCATTTGAAAATCATGATCCATTGGATAACGGATACTTTGGTTCGGGCGACGATACAAATTTCAAATATTCACGACACAAAACTAATCATGATAATAAAAATAGAATATTATATTTTATGGGAAATGGAGACTCGTCTGACAGGCAAGACAGTTCATTATATCAATATGACCCACAAAGAAGGATAGAAGGGTGTGGATACCAATACTCAAGAGTGGGAGGTAATCTTACTGTTGGTACTGGACCTGATGTCATAACAATTTCTTCACTATATTTAAATTCAGATGCAAATTTAGGTGACCCATTTGATAATGCAGGACAACAACCTAAAACCTACTTCCCAAATAAAAATAATTTAGTCATGAGGAGTGATAGGATTCCTGCGGGTGACTATTGGGATGAAGCATCTGCAGACGCGTTAGAAGATGGTAATCATGAAGATAGTATAGTATTTAGAAGGTATGGTTTACATTTGAGTATGACACAAACTATGTTTGCGGTTTCAGATGATGGTCAATCAGAAAGTCTTGGTTCGGAACCTTTATTTTATGATATATTTGATAGTTCTGGTGATTCCGCAGATGCTGAAGATGATAATGAAGATTACGGACTTGAAAGTAGTTTAACAAGTAATTTAATTTCTAGTTTTGGATGTGAACACATGGTACCGTTTGAATGCTATCAAGGAAACGGAGAAGATTTTGAGGTAGTAGATGCGGAAGACTGTGAGGTTAATGACCTTTTAAATATCTATGCAAACACTAGAGTAGTAAACGGATGTTATAACTTTGTCACAGAAAAATTAATTTTATCCATTCCCGAAGATATAAAACATTTCTTTGAATGGAGAACTAGAATGAGATTTATGTTTGCTATATGTAATGGGATAATTGGCGAAATGTTTCAAAATAATTGGGTTAATGGAACACTTTATATGCCATCATTTCAGAAAAAAACATATTATTTTGGAAACCCAAACGAAGATAATTTCAATCAAGTAAAAAGATACAAATATTGTGGAGACCCACAACAGAACAGTGACTCACTAAAACATCAAGGACCATTATATTATAATACACAAACAAATTCTTTTTATTACAGGTCAACACCATACAATGATAATAGTAATGAATTTGTTGGACAAATACCTGCAAGAGATAGGTATCCTGGGCAAAACGGTAAAAACATTTGGTTCCCTACAACAATTTCTGAGTTAGGTCCGAAGAATCGATTTATTTATGAAGTTACTTTTGACCCTCAATTCGAGGCATATATTATGGATAGATTGAGAAGTACTAGTTATGGTGAGAATAGCAATCTTGTTAATATTTTAGTAGTTTCTAGACTTAGAAATGCTAGATTTTTTGAGAATCTCCTCAATTTAGGAGACGCATCCATAGGACAATTATTTTCAAGAGAAGAAGGAGAAAGTAGATTTTATGACGGTAGGATTGACGGAGACTATGCACAGTTAACGTCGATAGCGTCAGAGCTTGGTGTTATACCATTTTTAGAGGGTGATTACACCGATAGTCAGGTTTACTTTGATTCAGATAACATAGGAGTTTGGTTTGAATCGGACACTATACTAAGAAGAAAATTAACCAACGGAGCCATGACATACGGTTTAGACCCTGAAGGTCCAGACTATGTATATGGGTTTGATAAAACACAAGAAGTACCGTATTACATGTGGTCAATACGAAATGACTCCCCAGACGTAAATTTATTTGGGACTGAATTTAATTCATGGAATACAGAAAAAATATATTCTGGATTATATCAAGGAGACGATTTCTTCAATAACACACCTACAACATATATGAAACCTGATTATGGTTATGGTTTAGGTCATATTTATAATAGAAGTTTGGCAGATGAAACATTTAACCAGTATCCAGGAAATAACCCAAATCCTACAGGTCAATTTTCTGAGGGCGACTTTAAAGTAGGAAATCCATTTTATTTTTATTTTGGTTTAAAAAGAGGTAAAACCGCAATTACTAAATTTATAAAGAACTATATCGAAATAGTATAATGAATAATAAAAAAGACGATATAATTAGAATTGTAAGAGGTAAGGATAGATATGCGGGTGCCCCATCTACAAATCTATCTTTAAAGGTTGGAATAGACCAACAGAATCTAAATTATATTGATGGTGACCGTAATATTATTGTTAATCTTGACGAAAGATTTGATATAGAAAGAGAATTAAGTAGAAAGTATAGAATTGTTGGTAAAATAAGTAACATATTTGATAACACTTTATCTGGTTCTACTTTTTATAGTCCATTTAAAGATGATTTATATTATACTGACCCTGTAGAATCAAATCAGACGGGAGTTTGGAAAGGGTATCCACAGTACAAAGAATTTGCTTTTTTACGTACAGAAGGAATACCAAACCATGTAACCTTTAATAATAAAGATTTATCGTATTATAACTGGTCTGTGTATGTTAGTTATGCGTCAAGTAATTACGACAATCAAAATATGTCTTTTAGATATAAAGATGAAAATATATACTACACTAATAATTTTATAATATCCGATGGTATACCTTATTACATTAAAAAACTAAAGATTAACGGTAAAAATTTAATTTTATTTTACTGTGCGTTTAAACATAATCTTAAGGTAGGTGAATGGGTTGAAACTAATAATATTATTGCAGGAAAACAACATTTTGAAGTTTATAGATTGGGTGACTTATCATATGGTAATGAGGATAAAGTCTTTGCGATATACGATTACGGATATCAAGATACACAGTTTGATTCATTTAGTAATGGGACAGTAAAAAGAGTTATTAATATCAATAATAAGTCTGAAACTACGTCAAAATATTATGTTAGAAAACACAAAATATTAACCACATATGATGATGTGGATATGACTAAAATGGGTTTTGAAAATATAAATTTTGAGAAAGAACAAATAGTTTATAGAGGAAGTGTAACACCTAATAATGTTGATAGGGTTGCAACAAAAAACGGAACACAAACCGTTGGTTTTAGTTTTGATAGAGATGTTGACGTATCTAATAACTTAGACAATAA